CGTCTTTATCTTTATACATTTTAGTTGGATGTGCTACAATAAAAACTAATACATCAAACTTTTTAGCAAAGTTTTCTATTTTAGTTAAATACTCCATAGTATATGTATTAACATCTAAGGAGCTAGCGTTTTTATCTCTAACTTTATTAAAAGGGTCAATGACTAAGCATTTAATACCTTTACGTTTAACTAGCTCAGCACCTTTACGTAACACTGATTCAAGACTATACTTATCCATATCAATAAAAAAGAAATTATCATTAACATGACTACCAACTTCTTTCCATTTATCTGAATCAATATCTTCTACTTCAGGCATATTACCCCAGCATTTACGCATCAACTTATGAGCATGTAAATAATTAGGACTGTTTTCTGGTGAAGCAAAACCTGTTTTCCAACCATAGTTTTTATTATAACCTACAACCATTTGATCTACAAAATCTGATTTACCAGAACTTGGTATACCAGTAACAGTTATAAATTGACTAGTATATGTACTAAATATTGCATCAAAGTTTGATAAACCTACTTGATAACCTGGTTTAAAACCGTTCTTAACAAAGTCTTTAACATCTCCTTCAATATCTTTAAATGTGGTTACATTTTCTAATGGATAAGATCTTGCTTTACTAATAACTTGTTTAAGCTTTTCTTTACCATATTTTATAAGATATTCATTAGCATCTTTACAGTCTTCAAAATCTACAAGATAACAAGTTTCAGCACCTAGTCTTCTAACTAATTCTGCTCTTAATGCTAAACCTGGTTCATCAGTATCTAATGCTAGTATTATCTTTGTTTTATCATCAAAATAATCTATACAATTATCTAAGTAATCTAAATTGTTATGACTTAATGTTGCACCATTAGGAACTGATATAGCATTTTTTACACCAGCTTCATGTAAAGCTAATACATCCATTTCTCCTTCAGTTATAACGCAACTGTCATATCCTACAACACTATTAATGTTATAAAATATTTTTTCAGCACCTTTATATAATTTAAAGTTTTTTCTACCGTCTCTATATTTTACATTAATAAGTTGATTACCAATTACATAGTTAAATTGTATCGTGTTCTCTTGCTTGCCAGTTTGTGGCATATACTCAAGACCTTGACCAACTTTAAGATCGTCCAAGGTCTGTTGAGTTATACCTCTACTTTCAAACCATTGTTGAGTTTTATCTACAACTGCAGAATATTTCGTCATCTCTGGTCTTACATATTCCTTTTCGTTTGATCCCTTACGGTTATATGTATGTAATTGAAAAGTAGAATTACAATTGTGACAAGTTCCGAGACCCCGTTCCCAATCATAAGAAGCACATTTAAGCTTCTGATTCTTAGGTTTCCTAGTATGTGAGCACAAAGGACACGTCCCTTGTTTCTTGCCAACTTCTAGGCCATGCTGATTGAATGTATCAATAGCAAATCCATTAATCTCGTATTGTTCTACTTGCATTTAATTTAATTTAAAATGGTAAATCGTCTTCTACTTTTACTGCTGCAGCTTTTAGTGCTGGAGCTGGTGCACCTTGTTTTGGTGCTTCAGGGAAAGTTCCATTGCTCCACACAACTCTAACATTACCAAGATATTTCTTAGCAACTTTAGCTTCTCTTTCCTCTTTTGATTGATCAACTATGATTGGACCGAAATTACCGAACTGATCGATTTCATCGTTTATCGTAATTGATATTGGTAGATATTTACCTTTTTTACCTGGGATAATTTTATCCTTAGGTATTTCTGATAAATTAATACTACCTTTAATTATACCTGCCATATTATACGTATTGATTAATTTGGTTAAACATTCTTGACAATTGCTCTTTAGTAGCTCCTGTCGTTCTTCTTAAATTGTCTACAGCTTTAACATGAGTTTGATTATTGTAAAAATTATTTACACTAGTTTCTAATCCTGTTACGCTACAAACTTTTGTTTGGTTTTTTCTGGTTCTTGCCATGTTATAAGGTTTTATTAATAAAATATTGCTTTGGGTCAAAGTTATCGTTCTTATAAAATAATCTATAAGATTCCACTGCTCGTTGGACTTTGTCTTGACCTTTTGCATAAAATTCTGGTGAGCAGTCAAAGATGCCTAGTTGATGAGTATTTTTATCTATTACAATAAAAACCATCTCATAACCAAACAACTCACTATAAATATAAGCTTGAGAATCGTAATTGTATTTGGATGCAGACCATTTAAATTTAGTTATGTCAGCTGTCGTCTTCAAATCAATGACTAGCTTCTCATGGTGATTTACAATATCTGCTTTTCCTTTCCACATTTCGCCCTCAATCTCTTTAATACCTGGTAGTTCGTACTCTGTATTAGCATCACGTATCATTGCTTTACAAACTGTATTGTCTAACATTTTGTCAGTCATAAGTTCTATTGCATCGACTTCGTGCTGTAATAAACATAGTTCACCACCAGACATCTCTTTATAAGCTTTAGTATTCCTAGTTGACGAAGGTATAACCTTGTACTTTTTCAGTTTATCTGGTTCTAGTATAGCGGTATGAAAGTATCCACCAACTAGAAATGCAGGTCGCTGAGCTTGCTGCTGTCCTAAAGCTAAAGGATTTGTAAGTAAAGCACTAATATCAGAATTACTAAGATATTTTTTACCAAAATTTCCATAGTAATCTTCATCATTACGTAACTTTTTAATTACATCTTCTTTTTTCATTAAAGTGTTTTAAGTGCCTGTTCTTGATCAGGCGTTAGTTGATACTTCTTTTTAATAGCATCTATTTTACCTCCAGATTGGATATAACTTTTAGCTTTGTTAATGTCTTTAAGTTTATCTTTTCCGTGTGTATTAGTAGCGTCACTATCTTTAGTATCGTCAATTAGGAATAAATTTCCTAATGCATATTTCTTCCCATAGCTCGATGCTGAACCAAAACGCTGAGGCATTTGCATACCTTTTTGTTCTAGATCTACCCCAACTATTGCTGTTGCATTAATTGTTTCTTTACCATCAGTTATAGTTGCAGTTGTTTTTAATACAGTAACATATTCATTTGGAATAAGTTCTTCATTAATTACTACTGATACTCCTAACTCTAATAAGTAGGGTTTTGTTGCTTCGAGAATGTCTTCGGCTGACCGGAAGTAATATTTACCGAATGAGTTAAATCTACTTTTTTTCGATTTAAACTTTGTCTGAATTGTTGATAATTTTTCGTTAATGGTCATATTAATATAATTACATGTTATTGGTTTAATTTACATATCTAACTTATAGATAATCAAGCACTTGCGAGTGATCTACATTATCTATTAAAGTTTGTACTGCTTGCTTTTTTAACTCAGAAACTCTTACATAACTACCGCTTCCTTCAAGCTTAAGTTCTGCTGCAATTTCTTTTGCTGAATGTTTATCACAATCAAGTCCATAAGATAATCTTAATACTTCATATTGTGAATCAGTAAGATGCTTACTCATTAAACTTTTTAAATAAGCATTCATTAATGGTATATTGTATGGTTCTGATTTATCAGGTATTTGATTAAATAAATCTTCATCATTTACTTTTACGTCAATACTTAAAAATATAGAATTAAAAAACATTGCTACCATTTTTTTATCTTTACTATTTCTAATTTCATTAAGTTTATGTTCTGGTATTCTTATGTTACCTCTTAATTGATCAATTTTTCTACGTATAGCACCTTTAATTCTTTTACTAAAAAAAGATTTTAATGTTTTTTCTATATCTTCTGATTCTTCTAGTTTATCCCAATCTAATTTGTCAACAGCTTTAGTTAACCCTAAGCTACCTATTTGTATCAAATCCATAATTGTTAAAATACCAGAAGCTTGTTGACTAGTTGAAAATTTTCTAGCCATAGTTTCTACTAAAGGTAAAAACTTAACTACAAGTTCATTTCTACTATATTCTTTATAAAGCTTGTCAATTGGTATAGATTCTTTTAAATCTTCTTTATATCGAATATAATTTTGTATATTATATTTTTTCATTTTTTCCTCTTTTTTGCTTTTTTAAATTGTTTTATTTTATCTTTTATACCAAAAATATTGGTACTCATCAAGTGTTCATATAATTTTCTTCGTGTCATATAGTTTATTTCTTGTTATTAATTCTTCTGTAGCTCCTGCTACTAAGTATTTTTCACCTTCATAATAGTTCCAATATGCTGTAATGCTACAATCTGGAACTTTGTATTGGTCTGGCATACATTGTGGTGGTTCTGTAAACTCACCGTCAGGCATACCAAATGGACATAAGTCTAATGGTTCTTTACATTTAGTAATAGTTAAATGTTCTTTACCATATCGTTTAGTGTATTCATTACCTAGCGCAATCATATGATTATAAAGCCAATAATATTGCTTAACGTTTTGTCTACACCATATAGTTGACGGATGGTTATAATGTGCTTTTTTATAAGGCACATAATCAGGTTTATATTCTAACAGTTCAGCATAATGATGATGAGCTGTACAAAGCATTTGAGCTGATTCTAAGATCATTTTAACTACATGTTTATTGTATTGTATATTTGCAGCTTTAACTGGGCATCTATGTAAATAAAATATATTCATCTATATCGTTTGTGATTTAGTCTATTATAATGTTTGTCTAATAAGAGGTTTGCTACCTCTTCGCTTATCATATTGTCGTTGTATAATTGCCATATTAATTTATTCATAATTTCTAATACATTTAAATAGCGGGTGTCTGTATGAACCTGCTTGTGTTCGTTGGAAATAAGTAAAGGTAGCACGTTTGCCAATATAATCGCCAATGTTATCAAGTATATTAGCTAGGTCTTTGTAGTTGTAGCCTTTACCTGGAGGACAACCGAACTTAACACCTTCATCATCTTGCATTAAGAATTTACCAATAGTACCTTCACGTTTACCTTTACCTGTTTCATAACCTATAATAGTTGCTTCAGTATCGCTGAAGTCTTTAAATTTCATAAGATCATAAGATCTACCGTGTTTATATAAACCATTTAGTCTTAGTATTGAACCTTCATAACCATCAGCTAGAAAACCATCATGATGCATATTAAGAGCTTCTTCATGTTTGTTTACTTTGTAAGATGGTACATGTTTTATACTCTTACCATAAAAATTAACGCAGTTTAGTTGATGCATACGTTGTTCATAATTATCATACATAACGCCATCAAAATAATCATACACGTGAAACTGTACAAGTTGTCTAGCTTCTAATCTATCATTAGCTGTAGGTTTTTGTTTACGCACTAATGATATAATTTTTTCAAAATCATTTTTTAATTTATGATTGTATAATTCACCATCAAGTACAACGTCTGGTTGTTGTTGAAAAAATGGTATAAGCTCTGCGTGAATATGAGCTACATTCATAAATTGTTTACCGGTGCGAGAAAAAGCACCATCTTTAGTAAATAGACAACGGACGCCGTCTAGTTTAGGTTGAATATACACAGGTTCAGAGTAATCAACTCTTTTAATATCAAACTTGTGTGCTAACATTGGTTTCATCATAATCTTCTAAGTTTATTTTCTATTGTTTTTATTTTATTTTTAATTATTTCGCATTTTTCATATTGCTCTGTTTTTAAATACTTATCTAACAGAGTCATACATTTAGCTAATTCAGCTAATAAATCTTCTTCTTCATCAGGTTGTATATCTAGCATTAATCCTTCATGTAAGTTGTTAATTATTAACTTTGCTACACGTTGAGCTAATTGTTCAATTTGTTCATCATTCATATTATCTGTCTTTTTTCGTATTAATTTTCGATTGTAATTCTTGTTTTAAACATGTGATTATATAATTATATTCATTATAAATATGAAATATTTATCTATGTATTGTCTGAGGTACATTTACATACTCTACCCATCCTAATTTCACCATTAGCAAAATCAGTATATTCCATATCATCCATATATTTAGATATAATTTTTTCAGGTGTTAATACAAACACAATCTCTCCTTTATACATATTCCAACAACTTACATGAATTTTATCTTTATTACCTGACCATATAATATATCTATACTCGTGATCTATTGCGTCAGGACTATTATATAAGTAACAACTATCATAATACATATCATGTATAAATTTAGCAGCTAATCTACTACCATCTTGACATCCATTATTCATTGCAAGTAACCAATTAGCTATTTGTACTCCTTGCCATTGAGGATAACCATCATGGTGCTGATACATGTTAACATAACTATGTTTCATTACTATATCAGGATGTACGCTAAATCCTTGTGGATAATTACTACTGTGTTTTCGGTCTACGACCATTACTAAGTTTCTTGTTGCCATAATTTTAATTTTAATCTAATAATACCATATAAGCTTGCGGGTTTACTTTTCTAAACCAATGTAAAGCTTTTTGATGCAGCTCAATCATCTCATCGTCCCAACCTCTATGATCACCAACATAATTAATTCCCATAATTAAATCGTACATAGATGTTTCTCCTGCATTTAAATAATAAGATTCACCGGTAAGAGGATTTGTTATATTATCTCCTTCGTCATATACCGTACCTTCAAACCAGTTCGGTAAAGTGTTATCAGTTTGTTTCATATTAATTTTTTATTATATTATCACCGTACATAAAACTATATTTATCTAGGTTAGATGTTTGTATATCAGCATAAGTTATTAATTCTCTTAGTTCATCAATAGTTAGTTGATACCAAAGAGACTTAGACATAAGGACATATTTTAGTCTTTTAGCAGTGTCATATTTTCTAACACTAGCTTTAAACTTTGATTTAATGTTAGGTAATAATGAGTCGTAAATTGTTTTTTGTTTCATATTATTATTATCTATCTTTATTCGTATTATATTTCGTTAGTAACTAGAAGAGGAATCGAACCTCAATACTCGTCAGTAGTAAACCTTTGCTTACGCCGCGGTAACCATACCTAGTTATCAGTAATCTACTTAGCAATTCAGTTATGTGTTGTCTCGTATGTGCAAATGCCTTATAGGACAACTCTAATTAACCTACTCGTCTACTAGATTACAAGTGCCATTCTTTTAATAATTTTATGGCGTGTGTTTTAATTTCATTAAAAGTTTTATCATTTAAAAACCCGTCATCATAAGATACTATTCTTTCTAGTTGTCTTTCTATTTGATTACAAAGTTCTAACGCTTCTTTATCTATATACTCTTCTTTCATAATCTCATATGCTTTTTTACTGTCCATTTAATTTTTCTTTTAATTTTTTATTTTCCTCTACTAATTTTTTTATTCTAAGATGTAAGAAATGTAACGCTTCATCTTGTGGTGATTTAAAATTATATCTCATATTATTTACGCCTCCACGCTTTATGTACTGATGCGGAAACTGCTTGCGATACTATTTGTATAGTATTACCAGTTTTATGGGTGATAATAGGTACGTATGAGTAAGTTTCCGTATTACTACAACTAACACAATTTTTATAACCTAATTCTAATCGCACTGGGTGCACAAGAGTTCCACATTTACAATACATATTTTATTTGTTTATTATATTATCTGACTTAATTCGTATTATGTTTCGATTATTCTCCGAGTTTTATAGAGTAATCAGTATCATATAAGAATTCTTCTATTGATTTAATGTCATACCATTCAGATTCAAACCATCTATCTTCCCATCTATCTAATATAGTTTGTTCACCTTGTTGTTTACCTGCAGTAAATCCTACAGTTATAAGAGCTAAAGTGACTAAGACTCTTTTTAGATTTTTATTTATTTTCATTTTATTAAGTTTAAATTATATTCATTTGCTACATAGTTAATATGTTTTTGAGTTGTTACACTCCACCAACCGTGTTGTTTTAAGTTCGGATGTTCTATAGTTGCCACATGAGTACTATACGAGTACACATCATCACCTATTATCCTTAAATTTTGTTTATATTTATCTAACGTTATCATTTCCATATTTTATTATACGCCGCTTTATATTGTTTAGGGAACGAAGATTTTTGCGGTAATTTATAATTCTTGTCTCCCATACCTTTACATTCACCATAGATTCTAATCATTTCTAAGTGTTGTAGTTTGCGAGCTTTCTTCTTTTGAGAAATATACTCGCATAATTCTTTCATATTTGTTACGCTACTAGCCATGTAAGTCCATTTAAGTTAAACCATTTTGATTGTCCCCAAGATTCTTTGTCTTCATTGTAAATAAAACCAAATGAGTTTGGTAATTCACCGACATTATAACCTTTGTATTCTAATCCATTTAATTTAAGAGTAGTTTTAGAAGTAAATTTAATTGTATTCATTTATTTAAGTTTTAAATTGTTAGTTATTATTTCCATTTGTTGCTCATCTGTACAAGTAGAAAAACCAAATTCTCCATATTGTTCTTGCGCGATTTTATCTAGTATTTTATTCATTCTATTGTTTATTATATTATCTTACCTTATTTGTATTATGTTTCGAATTAATCTCCTGTCCAATTATTATGGTTGTTATCATACATATATTGTATAGATTTATTGTTTAATTCTTCTAGTTCTTTATAGTAATCAGCATTGATTAGCTTATCATCTCGCCACAGTTCAACCTGTTCTCTATGAGGAGATGAATAAGTTTCATTCTTGATATTACACCTGTACCAATCTTTCTCAGGAAAGCAAGGGTTAATGTATTTTATTATTCTCATTATACAGTTGGATTTATTGTTTCCACTATCTCTCTTGCCATCACTGGTACGTTAGTTGATGAAGTATAAGAGCTATACTTTATGAAGCAAGGTAATCTTTCAAGTGTATCTTTCATTATATTGTAAACCTCGTCGTGATTATAAGAGCAAGTCTTACCGTTTTTAAACTCTACATTGATTGTAGTATTTTTGTTGATTAGAGATTTTCTTATTACAAATCTCTTTGAGTTAATTGTTGTCATAGTATTAAGTATTAGTTGTTTATTATATTATCTAGTATTATTAGTATTATCTTTCGATTATAAGTGTTTGTTTGTTTATGTGTTTAATATGTCAAGATGTCATTGCACTATATGTCATGATGTCATACTAGTGACAATATGTCATAGACTATAAGTCTCTAATATAAGTAATAGTATTATCATTGTTAATTATGTAATAGTTTTGTGAGATATTAGTTACTTGCATTGTATAGTTTTTATTAGTTACATTTATATTATCTTAGTATATTAGTATTAACTTTCGATATAAAAAACTTAAAAAGTATTTTAGTAATATATAAAAAAGTTGTATATATAGTGACAAAATGTCATTAAAATAGTGCCCGTATGTGAAATAAAATGAGTTTTATGACAAAATGGCAAAAAAAAAGTGGAGGGGGAACGCCCTACTTCTCTATATGTAAACAGCTTTCTAAAAAGTCAAGGGTACCAGTACATTAGATATGTGAGGTACCGAACATATCTCCCCCTTAATGATATTATACTACGTATAATATCTAGATAGGAGTAAGGTATTATATAATAGATAACCTATATTACACAGTTATTTTTAAATTTACTTAAATAATAGATAAAATATATTGTAAATTGTTATTTTAACGTGTAAGTATATATCTATAGACAAATAACAAAATACTATGGCACAAATAATTTCATATCCACAAGTTACTCCAGTTTCAGCTGACTTGGTTTTAGGTACACAGAAATCCTCAACAAGCGTACCTCAGAATAGAACTGTACAGTTTACTGTATCAGATCTTTCTTCTTTAGCTGGAACATTAGGACTGGGATATACTACATACGTAGCAGAATTAAGTAATTTCGGTGGAGGTGCAGTTGCACCAACCGCTACGATTATGTCAAACGGCGTTGGAAATATAGTTTGGACAAGAAATAGTGTGGGTGTTTACACCGGGACACTACTGAATGCATTCACGACAGGGAAATCCTGGGCATCAAGCCAATCACAGATTGTAAGTAATCCATCTATTGGAGCAAACGGAGTAAATGGTGTTCTAAATACTAATGAATGGCCAGGACAACAGATCGTAACGTTTCCAACAGTAAGTACAGTACAGATAAATCATTTTGTATTAGCACAATCCGGTGCTGCTACAAAATCAGATAACATGAAAATATTTCTAGAACTTAGAGTATATACATAAAACATAACCGGCTCGGGTAAAGAGCAACAAACCAAACATTAACATAAAACCTAAACCAAATGACGTTTTATTATCAGACTAAAACGTGGAATAGTCAACCACAAATAACAAAAGAAACCATAGACCTTTGGAAGCATGTAGCTGAAAAAAGTAATTGGAGAATAACTCAGTTACCTAATGGTTTTTACCAAACAGAATACCTAGATTTAGATGAAAACTGGGTAGATGTAACACGAAGAGAGACCTTAGAAGGAGCGGAACAAGCAATAGATGCATCAGTAGATCATTATACAAAGAAGCTTGAGTTCTTAAACGGGCCGAAAGTCGTAAAAACCTTTAAGTAATAATCAAATTAAATTAAATTCAATCAAATGATAGTAAAAAACCTAAATTTTGGCGATAATGCCAAGAATCAGGTCTTTAAAGGTATTGAAAAACTCACTAATGCTGTTAGTTCTACTTTAGGAGCTAGCGGCAAGTGTGTTATTCTTGAAGACCAACAAGGAAACCCAGTAATAACCAAAGATGGTGTAACAGTTGCTGATTCTATTGTCCTTTTAGATCCTGTAGAAAACCTAGGTGCTACTTTAATTAAAGAAGCAGCGCGTAAAACAGTTAAAGAAGCTGGAGATGGTACAACAACAGCAACAGTATTAGCGCATGCAATATTAAAAGAAGCATATAAAGAATTAAACAACACAAATACCAGAGAAATTAAAGAAGGTATTTTAAATGGTGTTGAAAAAGTTATAACATACGTTACAGACAAATCAGTTCCTGTAGATGATAGAATAGAACAAATAGCTACTATATCTACAAATAATGATTCTGATCTTGGAAATTTAATTGCTGATGCATTTAATGCTGTAGGTAAAACAGGTGTAGTTATAATGGAACCTTCTAGTGCTGGACAAACAGAAGTAGAAGTTGTAGAAGGTGTAGAATATAATAAAGGATTATTAAATCCTAATTTTATAACAGATAAAGATAAAGGTATTTGTGAATTACAAAACCCTCTAGTAATGATAGTTGATTCTAAAATAGAATCTATTAGACAAATTCAAACAGTATTAGAGCATGTTATAAAACAAAACAAACCTTTATTAATTATTGGTGACATAGATCCTCCGGTTTTATCAGCACTTGTAATGAATAAAATAAAGGGTAATATAAAAGTAAATGTTTTAGACGCACCAGCTTTTGGATTAAGACGTAAAGAAATACTAGAAGATTTAGCTTTACTTACAAATTCTCAAATTATAGATGAAAATCTTGGAGATGATTTAAATACAATACAAGTAGATTACTTGGGTACGTGTTCTAAAGTTACAACTGAACAAGATCAAAGTATAATACAAATAGAAGGAGTAAATGAAGAGATTGAGGAAATAATTAAAAAAATCAAAAAAGATTTAACTAAAAAATTAAAACCTCATCAGGTTATAGGATTAGAACACAGATTAGCTAGATTATCAGCTAAAGTTGCTATTGTAAAAGTAGGTGCTAATTCTGATATTGAACTCAAAGAAAAACAAGATAGGATTGAAGATGCTATCTGTGCTACTAAAGCTGCAATAAAAGAAGGTATAGTTTCAGGCGGTGGTATTGCTTTATTAAACGCTTCAAAAACATTAGATCAAAATAATATTGGTGAAAAGATTTTATACAATGCTATAAAATCTCCTTATTACACTATATTAGATAATGCTGGTATAGAGTATGTAGAACCAGAAAAAGAAGGTGATGGTCTTAATGTAGTTACAGGAAATATGGTACAAATGATTAAAGCAGGTATTATAGATCCACTGTTAGTTACTAAAAGTGCTTTAACTAATGCAGCTTCTGTAGCAACAACAATTTTATCAACCGATTGTGTAATCAATAATATTAGAATTAATGAAAGCAATAGGTAGAAATTTAATAATACAAAAAACCGAAGACGAAGGAATAACTAAATCAGAAGGTGGTTTACTTCTTAATAAAAACGATAGAAGTGATATTAGATACATAGAAGCTAATGTTATTTCTGTTGGTGAAGAAGTTGTAGGGTTAAAAAAAGATAATAAAATATTTTTTGATCGTCATGCTGGTCATCAAATAGAAATAAACAAAAAATTATATCATGTTATTAAGGCGCAAGACGTCGTCGTTGTTTTATGAAAAAGCTAGAAGCAAGAGATCTTAAAGATTTAAACTTGCTAAAACATTACCGTATAATACGCAAATGGGCTTGTAAAAATAACGGCTTAACTGATAGTGACCTTGAATTATTAATTTATTTAGATTGTATTGATTTATTTACAATACAAGATTTTAAAATGGGTAGTTATTCTTATAGTTGGGAAAATAGAAGATGGAATAGATTAATACAAGGTGATTGGGTTGTGGTATGGAGAAACAGAAACAGAACAACTCAAAAATATAATATATACAAAGTTTCTTTTAAAGGTAAACAATTAATACAAAGAATTTACCGAATTATGCTAGGAGAAGATGATATTCCAACTAGTGAAAGAAGAAACAGTATAATGAAAGGAAATACATATATGGATAAAGTCTTACAAACTTCTATACATAATGTTAATAAAGATAAAAATAGATAATATGTTCACAATACCTACAGCTGGAGCTATGTTTGGAGGCATAATGCCTGGAATGACAGCTCAACAAATAGCTAATCAACAATTAGCAAGTCAAGGAATTAATAGCTTGAATCAACCAGGTTCTGAAATAATGCCTATGGAAAATACAGTAGTAGGTGAAATGCCAGCAGCAACAGCTGGTAATTTTAATCCTTGTGCTCAGCAAGCAGCAGCAGGAATTTATGGAACAGAACAACAAAGAGGTTTATTTCAAAAACCTAAACCATTAATAAACTTATAAAATTATGAATCACAAAGATTTTAAAATAGATCCAGGCCACACTAAAGATATGGGTGGTAAAAGAGGTGGAATAGTTGGAGAAACTCATATATGGGACGGACCATTAAGCCAAGCAGGTAGATTGCACGGTGAAGGATCTAGTTCAGGTATATACGGTATGAAACTAAAACTTGGTGCTGTTCCTTTTTCTGGTATGGGTCCAATTACACAAAAAGCAAAAGTATATAAATAATAATAAAAACTAACATGGCAAACAATCAACCATTCAGTTCAGTTCCTGTTATCCCTAGTGATACACTTAATATTCCACAACCTGGAATTATAACATCTGGAACAAATGCTACAGTAGGAACTACTTTAACTGACGCTGGGCAAGACTTTACAAATGCAACTACAAACTCAGCTTCACCTAGCGGTTACAATATTAGAGGTGGAGATGTAGTATATGCTGGGGGTGCAATTGATGAAATACTAGCAATAGCATCACCAACTACATTGACAATGCAGAGTAGTACAGCTGCTACTACTTATGATATATATAAAGGAAATATAAGCGGAGACACTGCTTTTACTTTATTTGTAGGTACAGGAGGAGCAGGTTCAACATTAAAATTAAGAACTCCAGCAGGAGATGATGTAACTTTAAATAATGTACCTGATTCTTCATTTATCCCTTTGCAAGCTATAAGAGTTTTTGCAACTGGTACAACTTGTAGTAACATTTTAGCACTTAACTAAAATGCCAGGTGGACCAAGTATGTTGGCTAACGCCAATGCGATATTAGCAATACCTTTAACTATACAAGGTGGAGGTGGTCCTAGTCCTGTTACATTTTTTATTTTAGCAGAGAACGGTGATATATGTGAAACAGAAGCAGGTGGTAATCTCATGGTACAAGAAGTAGCACCATAAAAAAAATTAAACAAAACAACAAATGGCAAATATAAAATTTTCAGCATTTACAACTGAAACCGATGATACTCAAATAGATTTTTTAGCTGGTTACCAAGGTACAACTATGAAAAAAATAGCACCTAACAATATAACCGGTGCATATCCGTTCTCAATTGATACGGATTCATTATATTCAGGTTTTGTTCCAGCAGGTTTATCTGGTAATCCACAAGGTAATACCATATTAGGTATTGACGCGGGCAACGCGTTAACTACAGGAACAAATAATACAGCTATTGGTAATGATGCTTTAAAAACTGCTGATGCAGATGTAGATTCTACAGCAATAGGTTATGCTGCCTTAAGAGATCAGAATGTTGCTTCTTTTGCTAGAAATACAGCCGTAGGAATGCAAGCTGGTATGAGTGTTACAACTTCTGATGGAGTAACAATAGTAGGAGCAGAAGCAGGAGACTTAGCAACTACTGGAATTTCTAAATCAGTAATCGTAGGTTATAGAGCAATGAGTAGTAACACGGGTGGTGCTAATTCTGTTGTAATCGGTGGTTTAGCTGGATTCGCTGCTAGTGGAGGTAATAACGTATTAATTGGGTACTACGCAGGACAAGCAAATACTAATACAACCTTAAACGCTATTGGTTATCAAGCAGGTTACTCAAACACATCTGGATCAGATAACACATACTTAGGTTATGAGGCGGGATATACTAATACAACAGGTCAATATAGTACTTATATTGGTAGTAATGCAGGGCGTTTAGCTACAGGTGGTAGTAATACTATGGTTGGTGTATATGCTGGTTCTGGATTACTTGGAGGAATGTCAGGAAGTGGTAATACTGGAGTTGGTATAAATGTAATGAAAAAAATAGGTTCAGGTAATAATAATACTGGTGTAGGTAACGCAGCGTTAGAGAATTTAGGAAGTGGCGCTAATGGAAATGTAGGTATTGGTATGTCAGCAGGTTCAGGTATTACTACAGGAGATAACTATACAGTTGTTGGACAATACGCAGGTAATGGATTTACATACACAGGTAGCAATATTACGTTAATAGGTTATGAAGCTGAAGCTAGTTCAGCTGCAGCAACAAATGAGATAACATTTGGTGACGCTAATGTAACTTCACTAAGAATTCCAGGACTACAAGCAAGTGCATCTGATGGAGATGTTTTAACATTTTCTTCAGGAACTGGTAATATTACTTTACAAGCTGCTGGAGGCGGAGGAGCTACTGATTTAAACGGATTAACTGATTGTTTAATAGATGGAACTTCAAGTTATCTAGTAAATATACCTGCTGGTTTAAGTGGTAATCCTCAAGAGAATACAGTAATTGGAAGTTCAGCGGGTAACGCGTTAACCACAGGTACAAGACACACTATAATTGGATACGATGCTGCTTCGACTATAACTACTGCTAATAGTAATACAGTATATGGTTATGAAGCTGCAAAAGGGATGGCTGCTGGTTCTGACAGAAATGTAGTTATTGGAGATATGGCTTGTAGAGCCAATGCTGGTGATGATAATGTTGCTATAGGTAGCTCTGCAGGTTCTGCTTGGGGAGCAGGAGTTGAAGATTCTGTTGCCATAGGAAGTTTTGCTTCTGGTATATCAGGTGGGGCATCTGAAATAGTTTCTATTGGTCGAAACGCTGGTAGGTCTAATACAGCAGCTGGACATATGTCAGTTGGTTTTAAATCTGGTTATTCTCAAAGTTCAGGAACAGGAAATACTAATATGGGTTATCAAGCTGGTTATTCTAATACAACTGGCGTAGATAGAGTATGTATAGGTTACGATGCAGGATATGGGCAAACTGGTGGTTATAATGTTTTTATAGGTAAAAATTGCGCTAAAGGTGCTGGAACAGGGATTGCAAATGTCGCTATTGGGCAAGGTGTTATGGAAACTAGTGCTGCTGCAACAAGCTGTGTATTTATTGGTAATTATATGGCATCTAATGTAACAGCAGGCGCGGGGCAAACTGTAGCTATTGGCTCTAATTGTCTAGCTGCTGCTGGTTATAATGCTGAGGGGAATACAGCTCTTGGGCATCAAGCTGGAAATAATTTAAGTAGTGGAGATAACAATACTCTAGTTGGGCGAAATGCTGGAGATGGTATAACAACTAGCCCTGACAATACTTTTATTGGTAAACAGTCAGGACTTGTTTTTAATAATACAAGTGGAGATGGAAGAAACGTAGGGGTAGGAAGTATTTCTGCTGGTGCTTTAACAACTGGTATTTATAATGTTTTTGTAGGTTATGCCGCAGGAAATGCTTCAGGTGGCGCAAGTTCTACTGTTACAACAGGTAATTTTAACACTATGGTTGGTTATGAAGCAAAAGGTAGTTCTACTGCTGCTAGTAATCAAAACAGCTTTGGTTATTCAGCCGCTTGTTCAGCTAATAATCAAATAACACTAGGTGATTCAAGTATAGGAGCATTAAGATGTCAAGTAACAACCATAACTGCTTTATCAGATGAAAGAGATAAAACAAGTATTGAAGATTTACCATATGGATTAGATTTTGTTGATTCTTTAAAACCAAGAAAATTTGTTTGGGATCATAGAGCAGAAACAAAAACAGAAATTGACAAAGAAGGAAACGAATCGCAAGTAGAGTTTTATTCAGCTAATAAAGGTAAAAAAGATATTGGATTTATTGCTCAAGAATTACAATCAGTAGATGATGACTTTTTAAATTTAATCTATGACGCTAACCCTGAAAAACTTGAAGCAACTTACGGAAGATTAATTCCTGTACTGGTAAAAGCAATACAAGATTTATCAGCTAAAGTAACAGCATTAGAAAACGCTTAATAATAAAAAAAAATAATTAAAAATGTATAAAAACGTAATAACAACAGAAAATACACCGGATTCTCATAAAGAAGTAATTAAAGGTCAAATTGAGGGTCAATTAGCTCAAATAGCAAATGATGATAATGTAGAAAATATTAAAACTCATTTTGAATGGGTATTAGCTAATGATTTCTATAAAACAGAATTATCAGCTGAACAAGTAACTTCTATGGAATCTTATTTACCTGCAGACTATGCGGATAAGTATGAAGATTTACCAGTATAAATAAAAAAAACAACAACAATAAAAAAAACAATTATGCCTTATTCACAAAAGAAAAACCCGGTAAAAATGATGAAGTCAGCTTTACATATGTACAAAGCTGAAAAAAAGCAAGGTATGCATAGAGATTCAGCTATGTATATGAATCACTCTCCTATGGAAATGGGACACAGTCCAATGGAAATGGGACACGAATCTCCAGCTAAAAATGCTAGCAAATATGGAATTCAAGGAGTTGATGAATTAAAATATATGCCTATCGTAGATGACATGCATAGAAAAGGAGATTCACCAGCAAAAGCTGCTAAACCAGACTTTTTAGATTTAGATAAAGATGGTGATAAAACTGAGCCAATGAAAGAAGCTGCTAAAGGTTCTCCAGCAAAAGCAAAAGGAGGAAGAAAAAATCATCCAGGAAGTGATGAAGATTATAAAAAACACGTAGCAAGAAATTCTACTAAAGCAGATGAGCATCATCACAAAAGTAGTCCATTTAACAGACAAGGATATGATGATAGATTAGATGAAAGTTTAGCTAAAGACGGTAAAGAGTCAAGCATGAAACAATCTTTAAAAGATCGTAGAGACGAATCAAAAGGAATGGAAAAATCAAAAGGAAAAGGAGCTTATTCTTCTGATCCAAAAATGAGTTAATTATGGGACATAAAAGATATAGTGGTAATCATCCTCGTTTTTCTATCTAAAAGAGCAGACGAGAGATATGATGCAAAAGAAGCATATAATAAAGACTTGTCAGATTCTGCAAGATTACATTATTTAGAAAATGTTAGACATGATCATGATTCTCCAGCTGACAGACACACTGACAAGCATATGAAAAGAGAAGCTAAAAGAATAGCTAGAAGAACAGAAGGTGATGAGCAAGATATTTATTATGAAATGTTAAAGAAAAGTAAAGAACCTAAAAGAGGTGAAGCTGGTTTCCAACAAGATCCTCAAGAAGCATATTATGAAAATATGTCTGATAGATCACCGTTTAATGCATGTGCTATAGACGAAGGTGGTAGTGGATGTATTAAAAAAATGGGTGGATCTTGGAGAGTAATTAGCAATAAAACAGATAAACCTTGGCCAGCTAAATATGGTAGTGAATCAAAGGCAAAAGCTGCTTTAAGAGGTTATCACGCGGGATAATATGGAAACAATAGGAAAATTTAGAACAAACTTTTTAGGTAATAAAAATTCTTTTAATGTAGGGTTTAATAATAGATCACCATTTAGTTATAAAAGCAGTATGCCTACAAATTTCATATCTGTACCTACTGTTAGTGCTAATCCAGGTGATTACAGTTTAAGTGGTAAAATTAACTATGCTTCTGTTAGTAGCGGTAAAAAATTAACTGGGAATTTAATTAATATAGGTAAAGCTCTTGGAAAAAAACTAAAGAATAAAAAAGATAATGAAGATGATAATAAAACCAAGGTGAAATCAAAAAAATTAAAACCAGGTAGTCAAGCTCAAAAACTTATAGATCCTAAAGGATACCAAAGTTATATTACAGCTAGAGATAAAGCAGAAATAAAAGATGTAGATTTTGATGATATTTTTTCTTTAACAACTCCAGGTGTAAATCCTAGTGAATAAAAAAACAGTCATGGAACTGTATAAAACCAAAAACAAAAACAAAAACAAAAACAATTAAAAACAAAAATCATGGCAAAATGGATTAATTTCAACGTTGTAGGTGGTGTTACTACTGGACAAGGTGGTACTCCAGCTCCTCAAATGGATGGAGACAATTTATTGTTAGCAGATAGTATTGTAAATGTATCAGTTGTAGTAACTGCTGCAGGAGCTCCAGATGATGGCGCTATTAAAGCAACATTAAATCTTTCAACTGGTGGTGGACCAACTACAGCAACTATGTTAGTAGCTACAGCTGCTGGCGCAGGTGCTTCACCTAACAACAACGTACCAGCTTCAGCTAATTATGTAAATAAAGTTAAAGCTGCTATTCAAAGAGCAATTACAGCTAACCCAGGTGGTGTTAAGTCTTCAGTTAGTTTACCGCAAGATACAGCGGATGCAACAGCTGCTTACAGCCCAACACTTAAGGTATACTTTAGAAGCTTTACAGTAGCATAAGTATGAAGTCTAGAGGATTAGGCGATTCAATCGCAAAGTTCACTAACAAAACAGGTATTAAGGCTGTTGTGCAGAATATTGCCAGCAGTCTTAATAAACCCTGTGGTTGTCAAGAAAGACAAAACTATTTAAATAAAAAATTTCCTTATAAATAATAATATGTTCTTTAGATTAAGTAAAGGTTTTAAAATCAATGCTCCATTTATGGAAGATAATACACCTATACATAATGTTGATTTAGAAGAAGGTGTTTTAGGGAAAGCAAATAAAAATGGTACTATATTAGTATCAGATAAAATAACCGATCCAGAAGAAAGAGAAAGTGTAATAGAACACGAAAAAGTTCACATAGATCAAATCAAAAGAGGTGATTTAGATTATGATGAAGATTTTGTATACTGGAAAGGAAAAAGATATTCAAGAGAAGAAATGCAAGAAGGAGCTAAAAACTTACCATGGGAATCTGAAGCATACTCAAAAACTGATCCATTTGAAAAATATTGATTATGGCGTTTAAAATAAAAAATCCTTTTACATCTATATATTGTAACTCTAACAACATACCTAGAGGAATACAAAAAATGCAATCTAAAATTCCAATAGATTACACTGAGGTTGTTATTAAAAAAACAAAAGAAATTAATTAAATAATGTCAAAAAAGAAATTTAAAGATACTACGGTAGGTCAATTGTTATTTGGTGCTGCTTCTGTAATAAACCCTACATTAGGAAATGTATTACAAGGAGTAACTTCTCCTAAAGAAGCTATAGCTGAAATAATAAAATCAGATGCTCCTGCAGATGATAAGATAAAATTACAACAAATAATATACGAACAACAGAATAAAGAAATAGAAGCCATAACATCAAGGTGGGAAGCAGATTCTATGTCTGATTCTTGGATGTCAAAAAATGTACGTCCATTAGTTTTAGTATGGTGTATTGTTGTATTTTCTTTTGCGGGTATACTAGATAGTGTAGAAACAATACCTTTTCATATAAATGAATTATGGAACGATACTTTTGAAAAAGTTATGATGGCTGTTGTTCTAGCTTATTTTGGTGGTCGAAGTAGTGAAAAGGTTACAAGCATATTCAAAGGGTAAATATAGATAAAAATAAGTGATTATATCTATAGAAGTATTAAATTAAATTAATTAAAATTAAATAAAATGAGTGAAGAAGTTAAAAAAATAACAGAAAAAGAATTTGAAACAGTAAAAGATTTTCAAACAAAATTAAACAATATAGTATTTAATATTGGATTAGTAGAATCTCAAAAACACGGTTTTTTACACGAGTTAGCTGGTGTTAATCAAGATCAAGAAAAATTCAAAAAAGAATTAGAAGATAATTACGGTTCAATAAATATAAATTTAGAAGACGGTTCTTACACGGATGTTGTAGTAGAAGAAGAAGAAAATGAGTAGTGTAATACGTAAAATTAGCATTGGTGCTGATTATAAAAATAATGCTATGCATTATTCTGTAGGGCAAGAAGTATATGGTAATCATATTATTTCTCATATTTTATTTGAAGAGAAAGATAATTCATATAATATTCATATAAAGAAAAGCGGTGAAATATTACCTTGGAAAAAATTTAATTCACATATGGCTATTTCTATTGAATATGATTTAGAATATTAATGAAAAGTTTATATGATTTTATTATACAACCTATAGGTGATAGGTATGCTAATAGTAAAAAAATAGGTAAAAAAGATTTAATTTTAAATACAAAAGTTGAATCTTGGAAATTTGTAAATAGGTTGGCAAAAGTAATTGAAACACCAATTGCTTTTTCTACACCTATTAAAAAAGGAGATATTATTATTGTTCATCAAAACATATTTAGAAGATTCTATGATATGAAAGGTGTGCAAAAAAATAGTAGATCTTATTTTAAAGATAATATGTATTTTGCAGGTATGGATCAAATATACTTATACAAAAATAAAGATACATGGAAATCTTTTGGTGAAAGATGTTTTATAAAACCATTAAAAAATTCTGATTCTTTAAAGAATAGAAAAGAAGATCCTTATATTGGGTTGTTAAAAATTGGTAATAATTCATTAGAAGCATCTAAAATTAACCCAGGTGATATGGTAGGTTTTAAACCAGGTGCTGAATGGGAGTTTTTTATAGATGAAGAACGCCTTTATTGTATGAAATCAAATGATATTGTAATTAAGTATGGAGATAAAGAAAATAAAAAAGAATATAATCCAAGCTGGGCATGTAGCAGTTGAAGAACTGATTAAAGTTGCTAAAGAACCGATTATAGATTTTGGACCAGATATTTCCGCAGATAGATTAAAAAACGCTGCAGCTACAAAAAAACTAGCTATATTTGATGCTTTTGAAATTTTATCAAAAATAAATGAAGAAGAAAATATCATAGAAGGCAAAGTTGAACAAGAGAATAAAAAACCTAAAGAATTTAAAGGTTTTGCTGAAGGAAGATCTAAATAATGCATAATCAATCTCTATATAAAATATTAAAAGATCACATTAAACCTAAAATTATTAAAAAAAATAATAGGTATAAAAAATGGGATTATGGGTATAACATAGAACATGATGTAATAGTTATATCTAGAACAGGTGAAATAGGTGATGTATATGAAATACAAAATCTAAAAATAGCTTTACCTAAAGAAAAAGATACTTTTAAATTTAAATCAGATAAATTTGAATATCAACCTTTACCTCAAGAATTAAAAAGAATTAAAACTATTTTTGATTGGGAAGAATATGATTTAGATTTTAAAGAAACATGGTACGATTATATTGATAAAGAATTTACCCGTAGAGAACAAGGTTTTTGGTTCTATAACAAAGGTAATTCTACTTACATTACAGGTACTCATTACATGTATTTACAGTGGAGTAAAATTGATGTTGGTAAACCAGATTTTAGAGAAGCAAATAGATTATTCTTTATATTTTGGGAAGCTTGTAAAGCAGATGATAGATGTTATGGAATGTGTTACCTTAAAAACCGTAGATCAGGTTTTTCATTTATGGCTTCAGGTGAAACAGTTAATCAAGCAACAATATCTTCTGATAGTAGATATGGTATATTATCAAAATCAGGTCCTGATGCTAAAACAATGTTCACAGATAAAGTTGTTCCAATATCAGTAAACTATCCTTTTTTCTTTAAGCCAATTCAAGATGGTATGGATAGACCTAAAACAGAATTAGCTTATAGAGTACCAGCTAGTAAATTTACAAGACGTAAACTTACACAAAATGAAACACTTCCAGAATTACAAGGATTAGATACAACTATTGATTGGAAAAATACTGGAGATAATAGTTATGACGGTGAAAAGTTAAAATTATTAGTACATGATGAATCTGGTAAATGGGAAAGACCAAACAATATATTAAACAATTGGAGGGTTACTAAAACTTGTTTACGATTAGGTAGTAGAATTATTGGTAAATGTATGATGGGTTCAACATCAAACGCTTTAGATAAAGGTGGTAGTAATTTTAAAAAATTATATAATGATTCAGACGTCACACAAAGAAACCGCAACGGACAGACTCGTTCGGGACTCTATAGTTTGTTCATACCTATGGAGTGGAACTACGAAGGATACATTGATTCTTATGGAATACCTGTATTTGAAACACCGAAAGATTTAATTAAAGGACCACAAGGAGTTCCTATAACATTAGGCGTAGTTGATTATTGGCAAAATGAAGTTGATGGTTTAAAACAAGATCAAGATGCTTTAAATGAATTTTATAGACAATTTCCAAGAACAACTGAACATGCTTTTAGAGATGAAGCAAAATCATCATTGTTTAATTTAACAAAAATCTATGAGCAAATAGACTGGAATGAAGATATTAAAAACTCAGCAATTATAACACAAGGAAGTTTTCAATGGATAGGAGGAATAAAAGATACTGAAGTAGTTTTTAGTCCAAGTAAAACCGGAAGATTTTTTATTTCATGGGTTCCGCCTAAAAGATTACAAAATAATGTAATAAATAAACTAGGCATTAAATATCCTGGAAATGAAACACTTGGAGCATTTGGATGTGATCCTTATGATATATCTGGTACTGTAGATAAAAGAGGTTCTAAAGGATCTCTTCATGGTTTAACTAAATTTAGCATGGAAGATGTTCCACCTAATCATTTCTTTTTAGAATATATAGCAAGACCACAAACAGCAGAAATATTTTTTGAAGATGTTCTTATGGCTTGTATATTTTATGGAATGCCAATACTTGCTGAAAACAACAAACCAAGATTATTATATCATTTTAAACGTAGAGGTTACAGAGGATTTGCAATGAATAGACCTGATAAAATATATAATAAATTATCAGTAACAGAAAGAGAAATAGGTGGAATACCTAATTCAAGTGAAGATGTTAAACAAGCTCATGCTTCTGCGATAGAAAGTTATATTGAAAACTATGTAGGATTAAGATCAGATAATACACATGGTGATACTTATTTTCAACGCACATTAAATGATTGGAGTAGATTTGATATAAATAATAGAACCACTCATGATGCTTCTATTAGTTCAGGACTTGCTTTAATGGCTTGTAATAAAAATAAATATAGACCTATTCCAAAAATAGTTAGACAGAGTTACAATTTAGGAATTAAAAAATATGATAATAGAGGTTCTTTATCAAAAATAATAAAATAAATGAAGAGTATATACACTAACGGTAGTAGTATTTTCCCTAGCCAAGTGGTTAGCGACGCGGAAAAAGCAAGCTTTGAATATGGCGAGCAAGTGGCTCAAGCTATAGAGCAGGAGTGGTTTTCTCAGGGAAGAACTAATGGTAATAGGTATTTAACTACTTGGAATAACTACAATAGATTAAGGTTGTACGCAAGAGGTGAACAACCTACTCAAAAATATAAAGATGAATTATCTATTAATGGTGATTTATCTTATTTAAATTTAGATTGGAAACCAGTTCCTATTATTTCTAAATTCGTAGATATATTAACAAATGGTATATCTAATAAAGATTATGATGTTAATGCTTTTGCTCAAGATCCTGCTTCAGTAGAAAAAAGAACTAACTACGCAGAGATGTTAGCTCAAGATATGTTTGCTAGAGATGTAATGAAAAAAATAACTAGCACTTTAGGTTCAAATTTATTTAATACAGATATACCTGAGGATAAAATGCCTCAATCAGCAGAAGAGTTAGAATTACACATGCAGTTATCTTATAAACAAGGTATAGAAATAGCAGAAGAAGAAGCTATTAATCAAGTTTTAGATGTAAATAGATGGGATTTAATTAGAAGAAGAATAAATTATGATCTAGTTACTTGTGGTATAGGTGCTGTAAAAACAAACTTCAATACTTCAAATGGTATAACTATTGATTATGTTGATCCTGCTAATTTAGTATATTCTTATACAGAAGATCCAAATTTTGAAGATATATATTATGTTGGTGAATATAAAATGGTTACTCTACCTGAAATTGCTAAACAGTTTCCAAACCTATCAGATAGTGAATTAAAAAAAATTCAAGAATACCAAGGTAATAGAACATACATGTATGGTTATGGTAATGGACCAAATGATGAAAATACTATACCGGTTTTATATTTTGAATATAAAACTTATATGGATCAGGTTTTTAAAATAAAACAAACAGAGCAAGGATTAATTAAAGCTATTGAAAAACCAGATACATTTAATCCACCTGAAAATGAAAATTTTGAAAGAGTTGGTAGAACTATAGAAGTTTTATACAAAGGTGTTAAGGTTTTAGGAACTGATATGTTGTTAAAATGGGAGATGTGTAAAAACATGACAAGACCTTTTGCAGACACAACTAAAGTAGAAATGAATTATGCTATATGTGCACCAAGAATGTACAAAGGACGTATTGATTCTACAGTTAGCAGAATAACTGGGTTTGCAGATATGATTCAAATAACTCATTTAAAACTTCAACAAGTAATTGCTAGAATGGTTCCAGATGGAGTATTTTTAGATATGGATGGTTTAGCAGAAGTTGATCTTGGTAATGGTACTAATTATAATCCACAAGAAGCTTTAAACATGTACTTTCAAACTGGTTCTGTTGTAGGTAGATCACTTACACAAGACGGTGAATTAAATAGAGGTAAAGTTCCAGTGCAAGAATTAAGTAGTGGATCTGGTCAAGCGAAAATACAAAGTTTAATAACTACATATAATTATTATTTACAAATGATAAGAGATGTGACGGGATTAAACGAAGCAAGAGATGGAAGTATACAAGATAGTAACACATTAGTCGGATTACAAAAACTTGCAGCTCAAGCATCTAATATAGCTACTAAACACATAAATAATGCTAGTTTATTTTTAACATTAAGAATGTGTGAAAATATTTCTAAGAAAATAAAAGATATGTTAGACTATCCTTTAACAGCTAATGCATTAAGAGATAGTTTGAATATATTTAATACTTCTACATTAAGACAAATAGATAAATTAAATCTACATGACTTTGGTATATTTTTAGATTTAGAACCAGATGAAGAAGAAAAAGCTAAATTAGAACAAAACATACAAGTTGCTTTATCTAGTGGTGGTATAGATTTAGAAGATGCTATTGAAATACGTCAAATACGTAATTTAAAATTAGCTAATCAAATGTTAAAACAAAAACGTAGACGTAGGTTGCAAAGAGAAAGACAGATGCAAGCAGAAATGGCTCAACAACAAGCTCAAGCTAATTCTCAAGCTTCTCAAGCAGCTGCTGAAGCAGAAGTACAAAAACAACAAGCGTTAACTAGTGAAAAAGTAAACTTTGAACAAGCAAAGTCTCAGTTTGAAATACAACGTATGCAAACAGAAGCTGAAATCAAACGTCAATTAATGGCTGAAGAGTTTAATTATCAATTGCAATTAGAGCAAATGAAAACTCAGCGAGAAACAATGAAGGAGCAAGAAATAGAAGATCGTAAAGATAAAAGAACAAGAATAGCTGGAACACAACAAAGTCAAATGATAGATCAAAGAAAAAATGATTTATTACCTATTGATTTTGAAAATCAAGGAGGACAAGCACCAGTTATTTAGTATTAATTTTTAATTATATTATATTATGTCAACAAAAAAAGCGGCCGTAGAGGTCAAACAAGAGGGTGAATTTACTTTAAAAGGTAAATTAAAACCTAAGCGTAAAGTTAAAGATTTAGGTAAATCTAATACTCAACCAGTAAAAATTGATTTAACTAAACCTGAAGCGCAAGGAGAAGTAATTCCTGAAGTAACTAAAATTGATTTAACAGAAAAACCAAAAGAAGATGCCGTTCAAGAGCAAAAAACAGAGAAGCTACCTGATGATAAACAAGCCGGAGATTTACCAAAGGTGGAAGAAGAAGTACGGGTCAGCGATACAGATGTTAAAGAAGAATCTCCAATCCAAGTAATTGAAGAGATAGTTGAATCAAAAGAAGAACCAAAAAAAGAAATTGTAAAAGAAGAAACTGTAGAACAACCTAAATTACCAGAAAATATAGATAAACTTGTAAAGTTTATGGAAGAAACAGGTGGTACAGTTGAAGATTACGTAGAATTAAATAAAGATTATTCTAAACTAAACAATGATCAACTTTTACATGAATATTTAAGAAAAACAAAACCTCATTTAGACTCAGAAGATATTAATCTTATAATGGAAGATTATAAATATGATGAAGAACTAGATGAACAAAAAGACATACGAAGAAAAAAGTTAGCTTATAAAGAAGCAGTTGCTGGAGCTAAGCAAGATCTAGAGAAAAGAAAAAATCAGTACTATGCAGAAATAAAGCAAAGACCTGGTGTTACTCAAGAGCAGCAAAAAGCAATGGACTTTTTTAATCGTCACAACAAACAGCAAGAAACTATAAAGCAAACTCAAGAGGACTTTAAACAACGTACTGATACTTTATTTAACACTGATTTCAAAGGTTTTGATTACAGTGTAGGAGATAAAAAATTTAGGTACAAAGTTCAAGACCCGAGTAAGATAGCTGAAACTCAATCTAATATTTCTAATTTTGTAAATAAATTTTTAGACAAAGATGGAAAGATTAGTGACACGGCAGGTTATCATAAAGCTTTATATGCTGCGATGAATACTGATAAATTAGCCTCTCATTTTTATGAGCAAGGTAAAGCAGATGGTGTTAAAACTATTGTACAAAAATCTAAAAATCCAAGTGCAGATGCACCTAGGCAAGTTGCCGGTGGGGATGTCTACGTGGGAGGTTTTAAGGTTAAAGCTGTTAGTGGAGCAGATTCATCAAAATTGAAAATCAAAAAAAGAAAATTTAACTAATTAAAAATTATAAATTATGGCTTTATCCCCACAGTTTGGGTCGTTAGTACCTTCCCAATCACAACAAGCATTAGCTACTAATTATTTGCAATGGACAAATAATGGTGCAGGTGCGGGTATTCCAGCTAATTTCGCAGATTTTGCTCAGCAATATCTACCTGAAATTTACGAACAAGAAGTAGAAAGATATGGTAACAGAACGTTATCTGGTTTCTTAAGAATGGTCGGTGCTGAATTACCAATGACAAGTGACCAAGTAATCTGGTCAGAACAAAATAGATTACATATTGCATATGATGGACTTACATTAGCTGGTGCTAACGTTATTAACTGGACAGGTACTGCTGCCGGTGTTGTTAACGTTATATCTCCAGGAGCAACAGTAGTAGTAATGGATGACTTTGGAAACGAAGTTAAATGTTATGTTTCTGCTTCTACTCCAGGTGCTGCCGGTGTTGGTACAATTACAGCTCTACCTTATACTGCTGCAACTATTGCTGCTGCTGGTTTAGTAGGTTTAGTAAAAGTATTTGTATACGGTTCTGAATACGCAAAAGGATCAACAACTCCTAACAATACGTCTGGAGCTGGTGTTGCGGCTAACGGTTATGTTAGTGTTACTCCTTCATTTACTCAATTTTCAAACAACCCTCTTATCATTAGAAACAAATACGTAATAAACGGTTCTGACACTGCTCAGATCGGTTGGGTAGAAGTTTCTACTGAAGATGGAACAGGTGGTTATTTATGGTACCTAAAAGCTGAGTCTGAAACAAGACTAAGATTTGAGGACTATTTAGAAATGATGTGTGTTGAAGGTGAAATCGCTGCGGCTGCTTCTGGCGCACTTGGTAACGGGCAAATCGGATCGCAAGGTTTATTTGCTGCTGTTCAAGCTAGAGGTAACGTACAAGTTGGATTCTCTGCTGCTGCAGGTATTAGTGACTTTGATGATATTCTTAGAAACTTAGATACTCAAGGAGCAATTGAAGAAAACATGTTATTCTTAGACAGACAAACTGCTTTAGATTTTGATGATATGCTTGCTGCAATCTCATCTGGATCTTCAGGTGGTACTGCTTATGGATTATTTGAAAACTCAGAAGAAATGGCATTAAACTTAGGTTTTAGCGGTTTCAGAAGAGGTTCTTATGATTTCTATAAGACTGACTGGAAATACCTTAATGACGCTTCAACTCGTGGTGCTATGACTGGACCAAACTCTATTGAAGGAGTTTTAGTTCCTGCTGGTACTACAACTGTTTATGATCAAATTTTAGGAACTAACATCCGTAGACCTTTCTTACATGTAAGATATAGAGCGTCTCAATCAGATGATAGAAGAATGAAATCTTGGTTAACAGGTTCTGTTGGTGGTGCATTTACTAGTGATCTTGATGCAATGGAAGTAAACTTCCTTTCAGAAAGATGTTTAGTAACTCAAGCTGCTAACAACTTTGTATTA